TATGCGCTGCGCGGCCAGGGCTGCGGCATTGCGCTGCTCGCCGACGCCGACAGTCCGACACAGTACACGACGCAGGCGGGCTTCGGACTGGAGGAAGGCATCTACATGATCCTGACAGGTCCGGCGGGTGACACGATCACCAATGCTGTGGCCATGAAGCAGGAAGTCGGACTCGACTCCTACGCGGCAAAGCTGATGTTCGGTGACTGGCTGTGGTGGTCGGACCAAGTCAATGGAACAACCCGCCTCATATCGCCGCAGGGCTTCGCCGCTGGCCGCCTTGCCAATCTGTCTCCTGAGCAGTCCAGCTTGAACAAACAGCTTTACGGAGTCATCGGCAGTCAAAAGTCCGGGTTGCCCGGATCCGGCCAGACCACTAGCTACTCTTCGGCAGACCTGTCGGCACTGTTGAGCGCCGGCATCGACGTGATCGCCAACCCCCAGCCGGGCGGCAGTTATTGGGGTGTCCGCGGGGGCCATAATTCATCCTCGAACGTCGCCATCGACGGGGACAACTACACCAGGTTGACGAACTACATCGCCGCAACGCTGGCCGCCGGCATGGGGCAGTATGTGGGCATGGTGATCAACGCCAATCTGTTTCAGCGGATACGCTCTACTCAGCTCAGTTTCCTGCAGAACATGCTGGGTCAGGGGCTACTTGGCAGCACCGACGGCAGCTTGCCGTTCAGCGTCGTCTGCGACACGTCGAACAATCCATCATCGCGAACCGACCTTGGCTATGTGCAGTCGGACGCGCAGGTCCAATATCAGGCAATCAACGAGAAATTCATTGTCAATATCGAAGGTGGCCAGACCGTGCAGGTTTCGGTCCAGACGCTGCCGAGTGGTCAGACGTCCTAAGGAGATCGGGCAATGGCTCTGAATAACTTCTCTGTTGGTCGCGATACCCAGCTTGTGGTCATCGGTGCCTCGGGTCGTGTGGATCTCTCGCATGTCACTGGCTTCGAGGCACGCCAGCTCACGCAGTCAGTCCGTGTCGACCGGCTGGACGGCAAGCAGATGGGTGCCGAATTGCCTAAAGGTTGGGAAGGCAGTTTTGATATCGAGCGCGGTAATTCTGCGGCCGACGATTTCATACTGGCAACCGAGCAGGCATATTACAACGGCAGTCAGCCCGTTCTCGGTACGATGTATCAGTATATAGCCGAGACCGATGGATCGACATCGACGTACCAATACGACAGCGTCACTTTCCGCTTGGCCAGCGCTGGCCAGTGGAGGGGCGATGCTAGTGTCAAGCAGAAGCTGGACTTCTTTGCGTCGCGCCGCTTGCGGATTTGAGTGAGCATAGGCGATGGGACCGGCATCAGGCATCGTCGTCGCAGCCGCGGCCGAGCGAGTGGCCACGACTGCCGACGGCACTCGGCTGACGTTGCGGCGGCTTAACGCGCTCGACAAGCTACGCCTGTTCAAGGCCGCGGGTCCCAGTCTGGCGCAGAACGAACCATGGCTCGGCATGGCCCTTCTGGCGTCGTCTGTGGTTGCGATCGACGAGGTGCCGGTTCCGTTGCCGACGACCGAGCATCAGATCGAGGCGATGGTGGCACGCCTGGGCGATGCAGGCATCGCTGCGGTCGCCGCTGCTCTGAGGCCCGATGCAACGCCACAGCCTGCCGATCTGGCGGCCAACGCGGGAAACTGAGCAGGCACCCCGACCTGATCGACTGTCTTTTCCTGGTCAGGAACGGGGTGCCCTTCGACGTTGCCTTCAGCCTGCCTGACGATGAGCGCCTGGCTTACGTGGTCGTGTTCGGCACGCTCTCGGGACATATCTTCGATTGGCAGACCATGCGGTGGAAAGACAGAGCATGACCATCGTTCTTGGTTTGCGCCAGGGCAAGGAACGGCTCGCCAATCTCGGCCTTGATTTGGCCATTGGCGAGGCGCTGGAAATGGCGGCACAAGAACTTGAGGCCAATATCATTGACGTTCTATCGCAGCCGCCCGGACAGGACCACAGCGTACCATGGCTGCGGACGGGTGCCTTACGTGACTCCATCGGACATGAGGTCGACGGCGCTGTCGCCGTCGTCGGCTCTTCAAGCGACGTAGCGGTGGACCAGGAACTCGGCACCCGTGCGATCCCGCCGCGTCCCTTCCTGGCCTCGACCGCCGCGGGCGCTGCCGACCATCTTACGGCCTTGATCGCTGCGACGCTCTCGCGGCATCTCGCGGGTCGTTGAGATGATCGACGCCTATACGATCGGGATCACGCTGGCTTTGGAAGACGGCGTCTCCGAAGGTATCGATGCCATCCGGCGGGACCTTGCTCAACTGGATGCTGCCGTTGCCAATAGTGCAGCCAGAATCTCCAGGCTTCGGGAGCTGGCGACCGACTTCGGATTGTCTGTAGCGGCCGGTACGACGTCGCAGGGTGGCACGCTCGCCGTCCCACCGACCTCTCGTCGGCAAGATGCGCCGCCACCCGCCGCGTCGGGGGACGCGCAAGCCGTTGCACCTGTCGCTATGCCGCCTACCGCGTCCACATTGGATGCCCCCATCGCCGCGCCGATCCCGATGTCCGTCCCGCCGGCCGCCGCACCGTATGGTGCTCCATCGCTCGCTACTGAGACCCCATCCGTTGCTCTTCCGCCGCCTATACCAATTGCACCGATCCCAGCCGCGCCGGCGCCGACTGTTTGGCCTGCAGCGCTCGCTACGCCAACGCTTTCTTTCCCGACACCCGCGAGCGATAGCAATCACCGTGAGCTTGACTTTGCAGGTATCGCCCGATCAATGACTCCACCCGCGCCCTTAGCGACCCCGGTGCCGCTGCCGATATGCCCTCCTCAAGTCACGGCGTCGCCGGTGTCGGAGGCATCATCGTCGTGGACGACCACGCCACCCCATGCCCAATCAACGCCCCCGTTGCCACGGATAGTGGAACCTGCCGCAGCTGCGCCATCCATACCTTCGCCGTGGACGAACAGTTCGCCGGTCGCCGTGCCGCCCACACGTCCATCCGCACCCAAAACAGCGTCACCGGTGCAAGAACCCTTATCTCGGCATCTGAAAGCAGTGCCTTCTGCACCTATGCCGCCGCCATCGGTACTTTACCGGTCCGGGCCTCGTTCCGAGGCCGCTGCTCCGTTGCCACCAGCGCCTGCAGCCTACGATCCGCCGACGGTGCCTTTGCGGCCGGTCGCACCTACCTCTTCTGCACCGCGAGCTGAGGCTGCCATGGCCCTGAACCCGGCTCGTATAGAACAGCCCCATCCGCTCGCCGCTTCAGCCGACCCGCGGGAGCCCGACCGGCCGGCATATGCCGAGCTCCAACTGGACGGTGCGGTACTGGGGCGATGGGTAACACGCCACCTCGAGCGGCAGATCATACGACCGCAGGCCGGGGGGACAGGTTTCGATCCGCGGATGTCGCCCAGCTGGACAGGCGCCCCGATCGGAAACTGACAGAGACATATCACATGAACTCATCTCTCGATATTGCGAAAATGGAGGTGGCGGCGGCACGACCAGCCGGGACGGTTCGGGACTTTTTGGCCATGTGCAATTCATCGGACAGCGCTTGCGCTGGATGCATCGCTTCTACCGCACGCGATCTCGTCCCGACCTAGACGAAGCAGAGTCTTATGGCGAGCACGACGCTTCTTCTGGGATCGGTCACCTTCCAGGACTTTGAGGTTCCCTGTGGGCTCAACTTTGGCGGGAAACAGCGGCTGGCCGTACATCGGCTGCCTGGGGGCGCGCGGGTTATCGATGCGCTTGGTCGCGATGACGTCGATATCTCCTTTGCGGGGATATTCAGCGGTAATGACGCCACCTTGCGGGCGCGCTTGCTGGATGAGATGAGGGCTTCGGGCGCGCTGCTGCCACTGACCTGGGATGTGTTTTTCTACACAGTCATCGTCAGTCAATTTCAAGCGGACTACGCCAGAAGCAATTGGATCCCGTACAAGATCGTGTGTACGGTATTGAGAGACGAAGCTAGCGCCTTGATTGAGGTCGCCTTGTCCCTCAGCGCTTCGGTGCTGAGCGATGTCGGGACCGCGATAAGCCAGGCCGCGTCGGCCGGGGTCGATATTTCGGATTTGCAAACGACGATGTCGGACCCTTCGGCCACGGTGCGGGAGACGGCTGCATACGGCGTCGGACAATCCAGCCTTGCGGGCGCACAGTCGAGTCTGTCCAGTGCCATGAGCGGTGCCGAAACGGCGCTGCCGGCTACCGCCATCACATCGCCTGGCACGGCGGAGAGCGGCATTGCCGATTTGACCAGCGCGGTCACTGCCTCTCAACAACTAAGCCAACTTTCGATCGCGCAGGCCTATGTCGGTCGAGCAGCGATCAATCTGGCGAACGCGAGTACCTAAACATGTTCACTCTCACGGTTGCTGGCGGCAATCTGTTCCAGATCGCTGCCCAACAGCTCAACGATGCGACACAATGGATCAGAATCGCCCAATTGAACGGAATCAGCGATCCGATGCTAGAAGGCGTAACCACATTGCTGATCCCGGACGTCGACGCCAGCGCCAGTGGCGGGATTGCGCCCCAGTGACGCAGTGAGCGATACGACCAACGGCACCGGCGATACCGCGGCAGATGGTATCCTCGCCAGTGCACCGACAGCCAGCCCGCGGTCGTTCTCGGCTTGGCGCGCACCACGGCTGCGTTTGTTGGCCAACGGCACGCCTATCCAGGGCGCCGTCGAAGCGGACGTGATATCCAATAATCACTATGCCGCAGATCGCTTTAGTGCAGCCGTCGCGATCGGTGCCGACCCCAGGGCAAACGCTGCATTCTGGTCTTCACAGACGGACATTCTGCTGGATGTGCAATTCAGTCTGGACGGCGGAGCGACATTCACCAGTTTGATTCAAGGATTGGTGGACTCCGTCATCATCGACTGGCTGCCCGGCCTGCTGCGTATTGAAGGGCGCGACCTTACGGCGCCGATGATTG